CGTCAACGCAATGCCCGGTCAGGGGGTGACATCGATGTTCACGTTTGGACACGCCACAGGCACCGTCAGGGGCGTTCTGGGGGCATTGGAAATACCAGTGAGGCTGGTGACCCCTCAGGCGTGGAAAAAACATGTGGGCCTGCTGAACAAAGACAAAGACGCCGCCCGGTCGCTGGCCATCCAGATGTGGCCTGAGTGGCGCGTGCTCGACAAAAAGGGTGAAGGCCAAGCACTGGCTGACGCCGCACTGATTGCAAGGTACGGATCATGAAAGACCCAAGACAATCCTTTGAAGCCCTGATGCGGGGCAATGGATATTCAGATAAAGAGTTGGAAAAAAACGAAAAGGGAACGTACATCTCTGGGTCTGTTCACACCCGCTGGAAATACTTTTTGTTGGGTTGGGAAATGAGGGGGTTGATATGAAAGACGAAGCATTGAGGCTGGCGTTGGAAGTGTTGGAAGAAATGTCCCATGTAAACATTTACCAGAACGAAGATGACGAGGTTGGCATGAAAGTGTGTTGCGATCAGGTGTCTTACCAACCCCATTCAACAGACTGTCAAACCATGAAAGCCATCCACGCCATCAAAGCCGCATTGGAACAACCAGAGCCAGAGCCTGTGGCGTGGATGCACAAACACATTGATGACACTGTAATCGCGCACCGCCCAGCCGATCTGGATCGCCATCCCGAGCGATGGATGGCGTTGTATGCGGAGCCGAAGTCTTGTCAAACCTGCGAGGCACTGGCCCGCACGGTAATGCTTGACCAGACATCCCATGACACCCCACCCAAGCGTGAATGGCAGGGGCTGAGTTGGGAAGAGATTGATGAGTGTTTCAGGATAACGCCAGACCAATACTTACCAGCACAAATTTATAAACGCATCGAAGCCAAACTCAAGGAGAAGAACACATGAACCAAAAAGACATTAACGCCGCCGTGGACTACCTGTACACCCATGGTGCCAAGTACGCCGAGGCCAAAGGACATCGCGTGTACCTCGAGGAATACCGAAAGAGTCAAAAGGCCATGCTCATGAAAAAGGCCTTGGCTGATGGCCGCGCAAAGACTGCCGCCGCCGCAGAAGTGGAGGCCTATGCTGACTCAGCCTACATCGAAGTTCTCAAAGGCCTACAGGCCGCTGTGGAGCGCGAAGAAGAACTCAGGTGGGGGTTGGTATCAGCGCAGGCCAGAATCGATGTCTGGCGGTCAAATGAGGCCTCCAACAGGGTCATGGACAAGGCGGTGGCATGAACAGCAAGATGAACGCTGTCGAGCGCATGTGGGTTCAGAAGGTCAAAGAACAACCATGCTCAGTGTGCGAGGCACCCGCACCGTCTGACGCCCACCACATCAAGCAAGGGAACCACTTCACCGTGGTGGCCCTGTGCAAGTCCTGCCATCAAGGCTCCATGATGGGCTGGCACGGGCAGAAGAGAGCGTGGGCCATTGCCAAGATGGACGAGAACGACGCACTCAACGTCACCCTACGAAATGTTTTCATGGACATTGATCGCTGAAAACAGACGTAGTACTAATCGGGTCAGTAACGGGGTAGGGTAACCACCTACAAAAATAATTGAAAAAAAGACTTGACCCGAGAATCTAACTCTGTGTTAGAATTCTTCTACCGCAACGTCGCGGGTTTAACTGGAGATTCCAAATGATCGAAACCACCGCCACCATCCAAGCAGTCGCCGCTCTGGCTTCTGCCACCAACCCCATCGACCAACTGGCCGTTCTCGACACCGAGATCAAGCGCCTTGAGGCTATCACCAAGCAACTCAAGGCCGACATCGCCAACAAGATGGGCGAGGGCAAGCATCGTGGCGAACACTACGGTGTGACCATCAGCCTGTGCAACACCACCAAGGTCGACTACAAGACCCTGTTGGCCGACCTTGGCGTGACTGACGAGCAGGTCGCCAAGTACACCACCACGGGCGCATCCATCCGTGTCGTCTCCACCAAGTAATAGGGGGCCACGATGAAAGCGCAAAGCATCAACGCCATCGTGGCCTTCGGGCCTGATGGAAAAGCAAACCGGGTCATCGAACTGACCGAGCAAGAATACAACGAACTCGAGCGTGCAATGCAGTGGCCCGAAGACCTCGAGGCCTATGACCGACTCAACTCGGTGTTGCACATATCCCTTGATGGCCGCATCGTCGGCACCACACTGCGCGGGAGCAAAGCATGAAAAGACCATTCGCCTATGCCTTCAATGCACTCAAAAAGATGGGGGTGCCAGTCTATGTCCGTGACGACATGGACGGTCGGTTCCAGATCAGCGCCGAAGAACCCGAGTCGTACAAGTGGGCCGACTACTACGCCTATAACCGCGATGGCTGGGATTTCGGAGTCAACCCCGTTATCGATCAAACACTCAAAAAATATGGCCTGTTCAGCGAGTGGATCAATCCCGGCGAACTTGGCGTCTACAAACTGTGAGGAGCAAAGCATGAGCAAAGACCACATCTGGACGCCCACGGGCACCGACATCACGATCCGCTGGCGTCAGGCTGGCTGGGTGCCCCCCAGCGAGTTGCCCGAGTATCAGGCCAAGTGGAAGTACTATCAGGAACTGCCCATGAGAAAACTCGACGACAAGGGTCGTGAGCAATATGAGGCCCTGTTAAAACGCAACAAAGTAGCGAGGATCAAATGACCGAGAAAAAAGAACTGAGCCAACTGGCCAAGACCATTTTGAGTGGCTCCGGCCACATCACCACATTCACTCAGACCGAGTTTGACGAGGCGCTGGCGCTGGCCAAGGCCGAAATCATGATGGTGGCCATCGAGACAACCAAGAAGGCCATCTTTATCGAGCGTCAGGCGTGCGCTGAGGTGGTTTCTGACCTCGCGGCAGGGGAAGATGAGGGTGAGGTGGCCACGGCCCTCAAAAACGCCTCTGAGGCCATCTTGAATCGGATTCCATCGCAGAGGCAATGATGAAAGACGACGTCCCCTACTTCATGAAAACCATGTACGTGTTGGCCGTGATCGCCATGATCGTGCTGTACCTTGATCTATTCCACTGGAGGCCATGATGGAAGACGAGATGAAAAAAATCCAAGAGGTCGCTGAGGCACTCGAGGCCCGGATATTCAAAGAGATGTCCGACCTGATCTCACATGACCGCACGCTGGTCGTCAATGTCATGATCAACGTGGGCACCAGCATGCTGGGCAAGGCGCTGGCCATGGTCGAGGCGGGGAGCCGCGACATGGTGTTCAGCCTCATGGGCAAAATGATTGAGCAAAAGGCCAACGCTGACGTGGCCACATTCCAGACACTTGAGGCCGTCGCCCGGGCCAAAAACAGCACCTGTCGGCCCATGAACTGGGATAAGGGTTAACACCTATTTGACAGCAGAATCTAACTTCGTGTTAGAATCCTCCTCACTGCAACACCGCAGGTTTAACAGGAGTTCAAAATGGCACACATTCAACACGAAGAAGCATACGCCCGTGCTGTCAAGCGCAACATCATGCTCAACGCCCTGAAAACATGGGCGAACAGCACTGAGCGCAGTGATGAGATTCAACATGCCTTGGCTTATGGTCGCCGTCACAGCGAGAACGGTTATTCCGTCTCGTACACCGACGACTTCATTGGCAAGATGGCACGTGCCTTGGACACTTTTGGCAAGTTGACCGCCAATCAATCCGCCGCCATTCTCAAGGGTATTGACGCCAGCGCCGCCCGTCGCGCTGAGTGGGCCGACAAAAAGGCCGTGATCGACGCCAGCCGCAAGCATATTGGCACCGTGGGCGAGAAGATGACCATCACTCTGACCGTCAAGCACATCGTGATTCTGGACAGCGTCTATGGCACCAACTACCTGCACATCTGCGAAGACGCCGAGCAAAACATCATCATCTACAAAGGCAAGGCCAGCGAGTTCCCCGCCAAGGGTGAGACCGCCACCGTGATCGCCACGGTCAAAGAGCATGGCGTGCGCGATGGGGTCAAGCAGACCGTAATCCAGCGCCCCAAAAAAGTTGTTGACACTACAATCTAACTCTGTGTTAGAATTCCAATCACTGCGATGTTGCAGGTTTATCAGGAGTTGAAAATGATCACCAAGCAAGAGTTCCCCTTCGCCAACAGGCACGGCTGGTCTGACATCGAGCCGTATGAGGTTGTGCGCGTTATCAGCGACAAGACCATCGAGATTCGCGCCATGAAGTATGAGCGCGATGAGTCAGTCAAACTGGAGTGGGTTGCTGGCGGCTATGCAGGGCACTGCGTCAACCAGCGTGACCAGAAGTGGCACATCACCAGCGATGAGTCTGAGCCTGTCATCCGTGCCCGTAAGCGCGTCGATGGCTACTACCACAGCATGTTTGGCAAGCACATGCTGAACGACCGCGCTGTGCGTTTTTACGATTACAACTTCTGAGGAGAACATCATGCAAGAACTCGACTTCCAAATTCGCGGCAAGAACTACAGCAACATCTTTGCTAATGAAGACAAAGATGAGGATGACAATCGTGTAGTTCGTTTGTCCATCCACATCATTGGTGGCTCTTGCAACACATCTATGAGTCTTGAGTCAGCCCGTGAGTTGGCTGAGGCTTTGATGCAAATTGTGGAGTCCAAATGAGAACCCACCAGCAAATGCTGGAAGAGATCGAGGTGCGTAAGGCCCTCGGTCTTCCCCGCATCGAATTGACGCCTGAGGAGCGCCGCAGGGCATTCGGAGACCCTGCGCTGGCCAGCCGCGATCCTGACGCCAGAATGAAAGACATGGTGTCCCGTATGCAGGCTGGCCTGCCCATGAGTAAGGCAGACAAGCGTGAGGCCCGTCGATACTTGCGGGAGGCCGCATGAACACATGGCCCTTCCCCCCACCGGGTGGGCCTGTCCCATGGACACCCGCCCAAGAACGAGCCTACCAGCGCCAACAGCGCCAGCAGGCACCAGAGGCACCGCTATGACCACTCAACTTGTGCGCGATACCATGAAGATGGTTGCTGAACATGGTCTTGACCCAATTGAGATGCATTGGTTTGATGCCACTGGTTGTTTCAGTGATCAGACAGAAGAGTCGCAAAACCCACTGCACAATTGCAGGCCACCGTTTCAGAGATGCATGGTGTGTTGGGAGGGTAAGTCTCGCAACCATCAGCGCATGCGTATGTGGTTGATGGTGGCTGGCGACAATCCTGAAGAGGGCGTCTTGCTGACCGTTTGGCGTCAACCTGCTAACCAAGCGCCGATTGCATCGCCTGTCATGATTTACATGATCGACGACGGGCAAATACGGTACGGGCCTGTTGACGAAGGCATCACCATGGACAAGACAGAGGCCGAGATGATCTTGGGGTTTGTTTCGGCTTGGTACGAGTCAATGAGTCGGCGCACGGAAGCCTATGTGCCCAGCATAACTCCAACATTCACGAACAAACGCAAGATTGCCCAAGGCAAAGTGCCTGCATACGACTGGACAACGGTTGTTATTCAGGCCACTGAGCCTAAATCGGCACCAAAGGGCGGTACACATGCCAGCCCTCGACAACATGACCGCAGGGGTCACATACGCAGATTGCGTACAGGCAAGAATGTTTGGGTCAAGCCGCATAAGGTGGGCGACCCAAGCCTTGGAATCATCTTTCACGACTACCGAATAGGAGAATGACATGGCAACCGCCAAAAAACCCGCCACAAAGGCCGCAAAGCCAGCAGTCAAGGCCAAGGCACCAGCCGCGCCAAAAAAGGCACCAGAGGCCGCAAAAACCTTTGGCATGCCCCAAGAGGTCAAAGACTGGATCGAACGCGCACAGTCCATCATGAGCCACCAGCGCGGGGAGATCGAGCGCCTAAAGAAAGAGAACGCCGAACTCAAGGCCTACCGCAAGTTCGCCGAACACAGAATTCTGAGGAGCGATCATGAGTGAAGGCCCACCGCACCAGCAGACCTATAACCAAAAGACTGGGGAAGACGCGCCCAAATGGTGGATCGATGCCCACATCATGGCGCTGAAGTACGGCACCGGGGTGATCCTCTACCATCTGGACAAAGAGCCGGAATGCCTGCCGCCCGAGAAGTACCTCGAGTTCGCCGAAGCACTCAAGTGGGCACACCAAGAGATCACAGGCCTTCCCAAAGATAACTGAGCCAGAGTACACTCTCAGTCCATATGGCGCTGAAATGACCGCGCCGGAAAGGACTGAGATATGTCATCAAACAAGTTAGCAACCACTGACCTCAGGTCTAAAGTAGACGAATCTGAGGAGGTGACCTATGGCTGAGGGAAGAAAGACCGGCGGGAGAGTGGCTGGAACGCCCAACAAGGCCACAGCAGACGCTCGGCAGGCCATAGCCCAGTTCGTCGACGGAAACGCTCACAGGCTCACTGAGTGGCTCGACGCAGTGGCCAAGGGTGTCAAGACAGTAGACCCTGAGACTGGGCAAGACAAGTACGTGGTGCCGCCGAACCCGGCAAAGGCCTTCGACATGTTCCAGTCGGTGGTGGAGTACCACGTGCCGAAGTTGGCCAGAATGGAAGTGGCCGGGGACAAAGAGAACCCGCTCGAGGTCGATGTCCACGTGAATGTCTTTGGGGAACTGCTCAAGGCCATCAAGATGGATCGCCAGCAACAGGTCTATGGGGACAACTGATGGGGGCGCTGAATTCGTTTCTGGGTGATGAGAAGGCACTGCTCGAGACCTTCGCCCGGTTGAATCCGATTCAACAGACCATCTTCAACTGGCAGTTGAAATGGCAGAGGCAGGCCCACGCCCACCAAGTGGAGCCGCCGGGCGAGTGGTGGAACATCTGGCTGATGCTGGCCGGTCGCGGAGCCGGGAAGACCCGAGCCGCCGCTGAGACCCTAGCCCAGTGGGCCATCGAGATGCCAGACAGCCGCTGGCTGGTGAGCGCCCCGACATCGGGCGACATCAGGGGAACCTGCTTTGAGGGCGATTCAGGCCTTCTGTCGGTCATCCCTGAGGGGCTGATCGCCGACTACAACAAATCCCTGCACGAGATCAAACTGATCAATGGGGCCTTCATCAAGGGCATCCCAGCCAGTGAGCCTGAGCGGTTCCGTGGTGGCCAGTGGCACGGTGCATGGCTCGATGAGTTGGCCGCATGGGAATACCTGCAAGACTCATGGGACATGATCCAGTTCGCCGTCCGTCTGGGCAAGCGCACCCGGATCATTGCGTCGACCACCCCGAAGCCCAAGCCCCTGATCATGGAGTTGATTGGCCGCGAGGGCGACGACGTGGTGGTGACCAAGGCCAGCACCTACGTGAACGTGGCCAACCTCGCGCCGTCGTTCCAGAAGCAGATTCTCCAGTACGAGGGCACCAACCTCGGTCGGCAAGAGATTCACGCTGAGATCATCGACCCCGAGGAGGGCGGCATCGTCAAGCGCGACTGGTTCCGCCTGTGGCCCAATCAGCGGCCATTCCCCAAGTTGGAGTTCATCTTGCAGTCCTATGACTGCGCCACCAGCGAGAAGACGATCAACGACCCGTCTGGGTGCATCACGCTGGGCGTGTTCAAGCCGCTGGACGGTGGCATGTCGGTCATGGTGCTGGACTGCTGGAACGAGCACTTGCAGTACCCTGACCTGCGGCCCAAGGTCATCAGCGAGTACGAGACGGTCTATGGCGAGGGCAAGAGCCGCAAACTGGTCGATCTGGTGCTGGTCGAGGACAAGAGCGCGGGTATCAGCCTGATTCAGGACTTGCAGAGGGCGCACATCCCGGTGCACGCCTACAACCCGGGCCGGGCCGACAAGGTGCAACGCCTGTCCATCGTGGCCAACATCATCAAGGCAGGCCGTGTCTGGGTGCCTGAGAGCGGTAAGAGGGCTGGGTTCGTCCGAGACTGGG